AAAAAAGCGACGGTTTCAACCCGTCCTTTTGCATTTGTGACGAGGTCGCGAGCTGGGAGGGTGACGCGGGGCTCAAACAATACGAGGTGTTAAAGAGCGGCATGGGCGCGCGTCCTGAGGCGCTGTTATTGTCGTGTACGACGTCCGGATATATTAACGACTCGATATACGACGAACTGTTAAAAAGGGCGTCACGCTTTTTATTAGGCGACTCAAAAGAAACGAAGCTGCTGCCGTTCCTCTACATGATCGACGACGTGGAAAAGTGGAATGATATAAACGAGCTCCGAAAAGCAAACCCGAATTTGGGCAGCTCCGTAACGGTCGACTATATGCTCGAAGAGATAGCAATAGCCGAGGGGTCCTTGTCGAAGCGGTCCGAGTTTATAACGAAATATTGCAACCTTAAACAAAACTCGAGCCTCGCGTGGATCGAGTCGCAAGTAATTGAAAAGACGACCGGCGAACCGTTAGACCTGGAGCAATTCCGGGGTTGCTATTGCGTCGCCGGTTTCGATTTGAGCCGGACGACCGACCTAACGGCGGCTACCGTCGTGATAGAAAAAGGCGGCGAGCTCTACGTACTGGCAAAATTCTTTTTACCGTCCGAGAGGATAGACGACGCCCAGGCGGCCGACGGCGTACCGTATAACATATACGTGCAGCGCGGACTATTGCAGCCGTCCGGGGGTAATATCGTCGACTATAACGACGTTTTTAATTGGTATAGGCAATTAGTCGAGGAATACGAAATATACCCGCTAAAAGTAGGATATGACGCCTATAGCGCGGCTTATCTGGTTCAACAAATGGAGGCGTACGGTTTCCATGTTGATAGCGTATTCCAGGGCTACAATTTGAGCCCGGTAATTACGGAGCTCGAGGGCTACCTAAAAGACGGCCGTATACATATAGGCGACAACGACCTATTGAAAATACACTTTTATAACTCGGCGCTAAAGATAAGCACCGAAAAAGGACGATCAAAGCTCATAAAGATAAAACCGACCGCGCATATAGACGGCATGGCGGCGTTGCTCGATGCTATGACGGTTCGCCAGAAATGGTATGCCGAAATAGGCGAGCAGCTACAAAACAAAGAGAGGGTTAGTTAATGAGTTTATTAGACAAAATTTTTAGACCGGACAAGGCCAAAGAGTCCGAAAAGGCGCTAACAGAGGCGCGCGGGCTTTTCAAGACCTTAACGGCCTATACGCCCGTTTTCACTAATTGGGGCGGCATGATCTACGAGAGCGAAATAGTCCGGGCGGCGATCGACGCAAGGGCCCGGCATATTAGCAAGCTAAAAGTCGAGACGTACGGAACGGCAAACCCGAGCCTACAATCGAAGCTCCAGCAAGGCCCGAACCAATGGCAGACCTGGAGTCAGTTTTTATATAGGACGTCGACGATTTTAGACGTTAACAACACGGCGTTTATAGTGCCGGTATTTGACGAACGCATGGTAATTACGGGCGTGTTTCCGGTATTGCCTGAACAATGTACGCTCGTAGAATACGACGGCGAGGTATGGCTCCGGTACAAGTTTAGCACCGGGCAAACGGCGGCCGTTGAGTTTCGTAAATGCGCGATCCTGACAAAACACCAGTACCAAAGCGATTTTTTCGGCGACTCTAATTTTCCGTTACGCGAGACTATGCAGCTAATCCATATACAGAACCAGGGCATTGAAGAGGGCGTTAAAAACGCTGCAACGTTCCGGTTTATGGCGACGCTCAATAACTTTAGCAACGCGGCGGACCTGGCAAAAGAACGCGAACGATTTACAGAAACCAACCTGGCGACCGATTCAAAGGCCGGCGGGTTTTTGCTTTTTCCGAACACTTACAAAGACGTGAAACAAATTGACGTAAGACCGTACGCGGTCGACGCGCAGCAAATGCAGCAGATCCGCGAGAACGTCTTTAACTATTTCGGAGTATCTCAAGACGTACTACAAAATAGCGCACGTAACGAGGACCTCGAGGCGTTTTTCGACGGCGCAATAGAGCCGTTCGCAATTCAGTTTAGCGAGGCAATAACCAAAATGTTATTTAGCGAGCGCGAACGGGCGCAAGGGTCCGGAATGATCGCGAACGCAAACAGATTGCAATATATGAGCACGGCGCAAAAGGTCCAAATGGCCAAAGAGCTTGGAGACCGGGGCGCGATTTTAATTGACGAAATTAGAGAGCTGTTTAATTATTCACCGTTACCGGACGGGACCGGCCAGGTCGCACCGATACGAGGCGAGTATAAAGCAACAGACGAATTAACCGAGGAGGGCGGAAACGATGCCAATTAAAACAAACAGAGAATATAGAAACATGAGGCTTGAGGTCCGAGAAGAGACCGACGGCGAAAAAATGACCGTTCGAGGATATGCCAGCACGTTTGACGAACCGTACACGCTTTACGAGACGGACGAATGGCGACTCGAGGAAGTAGTGGACAAAGACGCGTTTACTAATACGGATATGACAGATGTTATTATGCAATACGATCACGAGGGGCGCGTATTTGCCAGAATTAAAAATAATACGCTGGCCGTTACACCAGACGACCACGGGTTATTGATAGAGGCCGACCTCGGCGGTACGGAACTGGGACGCCAGCTTTACGAGGAAATACGAGGCGGCTACACGGATAAAATGAGCTTTGGTTTTACCGTTGACGGCGAGGAAGTCACCGATAAAACGGACGACGACGGCAAGGCGTTAACAGTAAGACGTATAACCTCAATCCGGAAACTGTACGACGTTTCGGCGGTATCTATTCCGGCTAACGACGCTACGGAGATCAGCGTTAGGAACTTGACAGACGGAGAGATCGAGAGACTACGAGCGGAGAGACTCGAAGCGGAAAAGGCCGAACTGGAACGCAGACGGTTAGAAGTTAAAGCTAAAGCACTAATAGGAGGGTGCAAGTAATGACGAGAGAAGAAATTAACGTACTCGGTTATGAGGATCTCGAAAAGAGAACCGCAGAAATTGCGACCGAAACGGCAGAGGCAGACGCCGAAAAGCTGGCAGCCCTTAACGAAGAGCTTGACGCAATTACCGAGAGACGCGAAGCGCTCGACCTGGAAGTCGAGACACGTAAAAAGGCGGCCGACGCCGTAGCACTTGGCGCCGGTACGACGATCAAGGAAAAAGTGGAGGAGAGAAAAACAATGACAAGAGATGAACTTAGAAATAGCCGCGACTATCTGGCGGCATACGCTAACTACGTAAAGACCGGCGACGAAATGGAGGTCAGAATGTTGCTGACCGAAAACGGACTCGACGCCGACGAAAACCCGGGAACTATTCCGGTTCCGTCTGTAGTAGATTCACGGATCCGCGCAGCATGGGAAAACGATGAAGTAATGGCGAGAGTCGCAAAAACTTATATCCCGGGCAATTATAAGGTCGCGTTTGAATATGGCGCAACCGCTGCCGCGATCCACGCAGAGGGAGCAGACGCACCAGTAGAGGAAACCCTCGACGTTGGTACAGTTACCCTGATCCCGCAGATGCTGAAGAAATGGATCACGGCAACAGATGAGGCCCTGGCTATTGGGCCGGCGGACTTGCTCGCGTTCCTGTACGATGAGATCGAATATAAAATCGTCCAGTTTGCAGCGGATTGCGTAGTAGAGGCTATCCAGGACGCGCCGACAACGTCCGACGCTACCCATGTAGGCGTACCGGTAATTGACGGCCTGGTTTCCGCCGAAAATATCTTGCTGGCACTTGGTATGCTGGGAGACAACGCACGTAACAAGGTTGTTATTGCGTCCGGCGAAACTATCGCTAACGTACGTATTGCAGCGCTCCACGCTAACTATGCGTATGATCCATTTGCTGGCCTGGTAGTTATCCAGAAGTCAGGAGTCGAGGGCGCTATCGTTGGCGACCTGGCGGGCGTTCATGTAAATATGCCAGAGGGCGACGGCGTCAAGTTTAAGTTTGACGATTTGAGCCTGGCCGAAAAGGACCTGGTCAAGATCGTTGGCAGACTGTACGCCGGTATTGGAGTCGTTGAGCCTGGAATGTTTGTTAACATTACCGGCGAGGAAGAGTCCGAGTCTGGCAAGTAAACAACAATTAAGAGGCGGGCCGTTTCGGTCCGTCTCGTTTTCGTGAGGTAGTAAACTATGGCAATTTTAGACAAGGTACGCAACGCGTTAAGAATTTCGACGACGGATAACGCCGCCATAAATGACGAATTAACGAACCTTATTAACTCGGCTAAACTCGATTTAGGTATAGCCGGCGTTGTTGTTCCGGAAGAGCTCGACGCGATCGTAACGACGGCAATTATTACGTATTGTAAAATGTCGTTTGGTTTGCCCGAGGATTACGACAAGTTAAAGCGGTCCTACGACGAACAAAAGGCGCAATTATCCAACGCGACTAATTACACCGTGTGGGAGGTTTCCAATGTATGACGGAATTGCGACGCTAAAAGAATATGGCGCCAGTACGTTTGACCAGTACGGCAACGAAAAGCGCGAAATTATAACCCGCGACGTTTTCGTACAACCTCGCGGCGTTTATCAGTCGGAATATTACAACGCGGCGCAGCTCGGCCTTAAACCGTCGTTAACGCTTTACTTGACAAACAAGGGCGACTATCACGGCGAAAAGGTCCTCGAGTATGAGGGCGTCGAGTATAGCGTCGTCCGGGTCGATTGGAGCGCGCAGCGTGACGGTATCTCGTTAATTTGC